GGTATGGTTTGGTCTGCTATTGCTGTAGCGGGTCCCGCTATTGTTGCTATACTAGGAGGTATCACAGCTGGGTTCTTAGCTGCACAGGCAGCACTAACAGTTGATTGGGCTGGTCTATGGTCTGGTTTTACCTCTGGTGTACAAACAGCACTAAGTTATGTTACTGCGGTATATGATAAGATAGTTTCTATAGGCGGAGCTTTTAACTCCTTTATGGCAGCGGTTAACCCTATTAATATATTCAGCGGTGGTGCTCCAACAGCTAAACTAGATGAAGGTGTAGGCGGTAAAGCAGCTAATGGCGAAGTTCAAGTAAACGTTAAAGTATCCGCTGATCCTAACACGAAGGCTTCAGTTGGCGTCTCTAGTGTAGGTAGTGGACTCAAAGTAGGTAAGACATCAGCTGGTCAATATGGTAGCAATTACGTTGATTCAGGTGGTTATTAAATATTATTTATTTCGTTAAAAGTTCCTAGAGGATATATCATATGGCAAACATATTCGACAGTTTATATCCCACCTCATTTAGAGGTATATCTTTCTTAATAGAGGGTGCTACAACAAAAGGTGGTCGTAAGACAGTAACTCATGAGTTCCCAAACTCTGATAGAAGGTATGTCGAAGATCTAGGGTTAATGAATGAGAGCATAAGCATTCAAGCTTCTGTTCCATCAGCTACATACTTCACTAATAGAGATGCCATCAAGGCCGCCTTAGAAGCCAAGGGTTATGGAACATTAGTTCATCCTTTCTATGGCATCCGTAATGTAGCTGTTAAGTCTTACACTATCAATGAGTCTTCAGCTGAGCTAGGTGAAGTCAAGATATCTATTGAGTTTGAAGTAGCACAAGAGTTGCTCTTTCCTGGTAGTACCGATTCAAGCAGCCTCATTGAAGGTCAAGTGCAAGCCCTCTTTGACAATATGAAGAGTGGTTTCTTCTCTACATATGAATGGGTAGGTAAATACGCACAGAACGCCACCACCATACTTTCAGGTCTTAATGACATAACAAGTATCATAAACAATGCTGCTAGTACATTCATTACTAGATCAGAGTTTAATGATGACTTCACATCTGATTATAGATCAAAATATACAACCTATGATAATAATAAAGCATCATATATTACAACCAATACGGATAATATTGTTAACTTGTATGATGAGACAAGGAATCTAGTCGATGCTCTTGATAGTATCACTAATACAGGTGCTCAAGGATTCAATGTTGGTAAGCAGCTAGGACAGTTCACACTAAGTGATCCAGCAAACAATGCCACAACACAGGCGCAGTTATCTAGGCTAGCTAACCAGAACAGCCTTAAAGACATGGTATTGGTGTTTGCCTTTGGTCTAGTTTGCCGTAACGCCTCTGTATATTCAATTAAGAGCCTAGATGATATAAACTTAATAAGAATAGAAATTGATACTCAATATGATGTATTACTGACTAAATCTTTATCTGATACAGTATTTCAAAATATTCAGGACTTGAGAGCCAATATAATAAGATATCTTGATGCACAAGGACTCACAGCCCCTAGCATTCAAACAGTGTCTGTTAGTGAGATACCTCTAACTGTTCTTGAGTATCTGTATTATGGTGATTTACCTGTTTATACTATTGAGACCAATGGTGACGTGCTGAGTAGAACAGAGGACTTGAGAGAGCTCAACAGAATAACCAACCAAGATCCTACTTCTTTAGATTATACTGTTAAACTATACCTAGAAGATTAAATCAACACACAAGTGGATTATAGGCTCACTGAGACCTTTCTTTAATTAGTGGTAGGTAACCACCACAAAACTAATGTAGAGGCTCTGGTGGTCACTACAAGAGCAATGAGACACTATGTATGTCTAGATCAGGGGTAAGATGTCGATATCTTTAGAAGTAGGTGGTAGGCGCTATAGTAACTGGACAAAGGTCAGTGTGGAAAGAGCTTTAGACCAGGTTAGTGGATCCTTTAGTTTTCAAGCAGCATCTGATTATAAGCAACCTTTTCCTGTTCCTAGAGGTCAGGCTGTTAAAGTATTTGTTAACTCAACACAAGTGATGACTGGTTTCGTAGATAAGATCACAGTTTCATATGATGGTACTCAACATTCGATAACAGTTGAGGGAAGAGACAAGACAGCTGATATAGTTGACAGTAAGGTTGATCATAAGATAGAGTTCCAAGCCCCTATAACATTAGAGGATGTGGCCACACAAACACTGTCTAGTATAGGTGCTTCTGATGTCCAAGTTATAAACAATGTTAAAGGTGGGATAGATCCTTTTGTTAAAGGTGAGTTGATATCTGCAAACATAGGACAATCAGCATTTGAATTCATAGATCAATATGCTAAGAAAAGGCAAGTTGTTCTTACAACAGACGGTAAGGGTAACTTAGTCTTTGAGAGAGCTAGCACCGAGTCTACTAATATCCAGTTGAATAATATAGTTGGGGGAAACTCTAATACAATCAAGACAGGTCAAGTTGAATATGATGATTCAGAACGATATGGTAATTACACATTTTATAGCCAAGGTAATCCAGCTGGTGATAAGACAGCTTCAGAAAGCAGTAAGCAACTTACAACTAGAACAGGGATTTTCACAGACAGCGAAGTTAGATCCTCGCGTAAATATCATGAGATTGCTGAAGCTTCGAGCAAGGATGAACCATTAGAGAAAAGAGCTAAATGGGAAGGTCTGATTCGTAAAGCCAAGTCTGTTAAATACACATGTAACGTTGTTGGACACAGTGCTACCGATAGTGGTCCTGCTTATAAGCCAAACACCCTGGTTCTAGTGAATGATGACTTTAGTGACATGCATCAAGAGCTGTTAATCATTAAGGTGACATACAGGTTGTCCATGGGTGAAGGCTCTACGACTGAATTAGAGTTATTGTCTAGAGAAGCATTTGCTATATTACAAGACACTAACAGTAAGAAGGATTCTAGTGTGTCAGGACTTAAGACCAAAGGTAAAATTAAATTCGAGCAACATAGTACACAGAGTGGTGCTTTCCAATCTGAATATGTTAATTATTCTACAAAACCTAAATAGAAAGTAGCGTAGTGATGGAACTAACCGAAGAACTAATTCGTCAGATATCTTCTAGAGCTAAGCAAGATATAATTGATGGTATTTTAGATCATGCTGTACTTCTTGAAGAATTCAATATACATGAAGGACTTAGAAGACAGCATTTCCTAGCACAGCTAGCTCATGAATCAGATGGCTTCAGAACTACACGTGAGTATGCTTCAGGTGCTGCATATGAAGGACGTAGTGATTTGGGGAATACTGAGGAAGGTGATGGCGTCCGTTATAGAGGACGTGGTTTGATTCAATTGACAGGTAGAGCTAACTATAGAACATACTCTGAGAGCATGGATGTAGACTTAGAGGAATCCCCAGAACTAGCTGAAGAGTTCCCCTATGCTTTACTTAGTGCTGTATTGTACTGGGAAAAGAAAGGTCTGAATAAGTTAGCAGACGAAGATGATTTGATTAGGATCACTAAACGGATCAACGGTGGACTCAACGGGTTAGCTGATAGACAACAATATTTAGACAGAGCTAAGAGAATAGGGCTTTAATTTTACTCAGTATACCTTTAGGTTGTATCCCAAACGCTTTATGTAGAGCAAGTTGACGTTCGTCTAATAGAGGGCTCTGCTCTTCCCAAGATAGGTTATTTGTATCGCTCTCATATTGAGCCATGGTCTCAGCTACAAATATCGCAGTACCTTTATGTTCGTAGGGTTCTGAATAACTTCTGTCTGGACTGGAAAAGGATCCACTACCCTGAACAGTTCTCAGTACTCGATAGTGCTTGTCTTCAATACGATAGACCACTTCGTAGGACACTAAAGGATTATCCATATAATCTTCTATATAAAATATATTGGTAGTCTGCATTATCTACTCCTTAGGTTTCTTCGGCCAGGAAGGGGTTCTACACGGCAAGTTGGAGGTAGGTGGCTACCCATACCCCACTTTTTAACTTTGCCTGTGTATGAGGCTTAAATGAGCTTTAAATGATATCTTAATATTCTGTACATTCTTTGTATATATTATTACCAAGTTCTACAAATTTAACCATTAACCCACCTCCAATCTCTGCTAGTTTCCTACGATAATCTCTTTTAGAAAAAATACAATACCGAATAGTAAGACACCTATTTAGTATGTTCTTTCAATACACGAGATAGTTTTATTTTTACAAAAGTCAATAGGTAAATGAAAATAAATTAAAGAAAGTTATACTATGGCAAACTTACCCACAGCAACCAAGAGAGCAGCTATCACAAAGCCTGATAAGGATGATGGTAACTATCACATAGCTCAAGTTGATTACATGGGCAAGGTATGTGATGTTGAGATTATTACTCCTTATGGGCTATATAGCAATACTCCTAAAGATGGTGTAGCAATCATATGGAACGTTCAAGGCCAAGAAGAGAACCGTGTAGGCATTAGCAATACTCCTAAGACTAGATTCAAAGACCTTAAGCCAGGTGAAGTAGTTGTAGGTAGTCCTCAAACACTTAGTAATGCAAAGTTCTTTACTGATGGTAAGATTGTAGTAACAGGTAAAGGTAACTCAATTGTAACTATAGATGCTTCAGGTAATGTGACGATAACTACTGATGGAACAATGACTGCTCACTCTGTTGGGGCTATGACACTGCAATCTGATGGTCAGTTAAACCTTACTGCTACAGGTAACATAGTAGCACAAGCTGCCAACATATACCTCAATGGTAGTTCTGTTGGTGTTGCAAGACTAGGCGACTCTGTAGCTGCAGGTGTTATTACATCAGCATCGAGTACTGTTAAGACTGGTTAATTGGTTGGTTTCTTCATAACCGAATATTCGTATATTTTCTCTAAGCTAAGACACATGATCCTACCCATTTCTGGATTTGTCTTCCACCTTTTAATTGACTCGAGCGTGCTCGAATGACCTTCTTTATAGATTGATATCTTGCGGAATTTACGTATGTGAGTTCTTGCATAATACACCCTCCCTGTTTCATTTGTTAATCATCTTTAGGTTGTTCTTTAAAGTAATATATGTAGGCACCATATAAGGAGAACGTGACTCCTATGATGATCCCTATTAATGCCATGATTTCTTTATATGGTTCAAAGAACACATGAGCATCTGCTAACAGGGATCCTATCGATGCAAACAAGAGTAGGTTGAAAGATGATAGTTGTTTTTTCATAATATACCTCCCTGTCTGTTAAATATCACTATGTATTTTTGTAGAGTCTTCAAATCTGAATGTTTGGTTTTGAGTAGTGGTGTTCTGTACACCTTCTTCCAAATAAGCATACACTGATTCACGATGTACTAGTGTATGGGCATTGAGAGTGGTTGCTGCTTGTACGATGTTGTTAGTGATCAATTTCTGAAATGTGTTGAATGTGTTCATCGAAGTACTCCTTGTTTGGTCTTCCTAGTTCAGTATATAGTTTTATTTTATAGAAAGTCAACAGGTAAATGAAAAATAGTTTAAATATATTACTGGCATTAATAGTCTACCTATTCCTGCTCTTTACAGTAGTTATGGCTAAAGACACTGGTTCAATATCAGAGGTTACTGATACTAAACTATTGAGACTATACGAAATAGCTATAGACAACTCTCATACAGAAGTAGCTAACCCTCCTAAGCTCCTTATCTCAACAAGTGCTGAGTATGAAGCATATTATAATTCAGATAACAATATAATTGTTCTTTATAGTAACTACAACTGGACTGATAGATATAAGAATGTTGACTTAGATAACATCACCTCAGATGATGCTTTAACTATACTTAGTATTTTGAGTCATGAATATGGTCATGCAATTCAACACACAAAAGGTCTAGAGTTTGATGAAGTACAAGCTCAAACGTTTGCATCCTACGCATTATTGAAGATAGGGTTTGCTAAGCAACGACTTAAGGACTTCTATAT